AGGGGTTTATGCCAAGCCCCACTTATTTAACAGGAAGTGCGTAGTATCTCCTGTGATGGCAGGAACCATGCAGACAGTCTGCCAAACGAAAAAACGTATGTCCTGTATTACTAATAGTGTGCCTCCTGTTGGCACATAGAGAAACTATTAGCAGTATGAAAGACGGACTACGCACTGGACAGTGTAGCAGGTTTTTGGTTTTGTTTTTCCTGCTACGGCATTGAAACCGTCAAAGGATGTAAAGTCTGTGAGTGCTCCTGTACCCAGAATGTATCATAGGAACTGGGTGCAGGGGTACTCCTTTTTAATCTACCACTAATAGGACATTTGCAGTACCGATAATGTCCTTTGACAAAAGGATACAACTATGGGCGGTAAATCAAGTAGAGACAAAGGACAAAGAGGGGAAAGAGAAGTCTGTAAGATATTATCTGAGCGACTTAACTTAGATGTGACCAGAGAACTAGGTGCCTCTAGGGACGGTGGTTGTGATATTAAAGTAACGATTGCAGAAATGAACTACTTTTTTGAAGTTAAACTTTACAGAAAAGTAACCCAGAGCCTTGTCCATGATTGGTGGATACAGGCATGGGAACAAGCCCAATCAGGCGAAAAAACAGGGTTGCTTAATGTAGTGCCTGTACTGATTTACAGGCAAAGCCATTGGAAAGAATGGGAGTGTGTTGTGCCTTTGAGTTGGATGATTTGGATGCTGGAGTGCAGTAATAAACTAAAAGCAAGAGAACGTAAAAATTATGAAAAAATTACTATGGGATTCAACTCACTTACTGATATTATCCTCATAGGTAAATCACACAAACACGTCAGCGAAGGCAAAATGGACATTCTAATGGAGAAGTAAGCTATGGATTGCGTTGTATGCGGTTGTTCAGAAGAAGTTGAGATACATGGTCATTACCAATGTGCAAAATGTGGGAGGATGTTAGATGGAGATTGTTGTCAAGGAGAACAAACCAATAGTAAACCAGAAGAACAAAATAGAATACGACAGTCAGCCGATAACTGTTGAACTAGAGTGGTTTGAAGTTTCAGTAGCCATACATTTATCAGGTTTAAGAAATACAGAATCGTTAAGAAGGGGCTATAATGATAAAGCTAAATATAAAGGCCGTGATCTGCACGATAATTTGTATGGTACACTAGGTGAAATAGCCTTTGCCAAAGCGACTAACTGTTATTTTCCTATGACTGTAAACACATTTAAAGAAGCTGATGTAGGCTCTCATTGGCAAATAAGAACAGTAGGAAGTAATAGGAACAAAGATTTAATAATCAGACCAGAAGATAACGATGAACACTACTATGTTTTAGTAGAGGTTATTAAGAATAAAAGTGTGTACGACTGTACGATTCATGGATGGATAACTGGTAAAGACGGTAAAGATAATAAATATCTTTCAGATTTTGGACATCCAGAGAGGCCAAAAGCATTTAGAATCCCCAAAAATCGGCTACAACCTGCCTACCAGATGCCGATTTAAAGCCCCCAGATGCCGTAAATTTGTGAGTTTAGCCAAACCGCATGGTTAGCCATAGGCTCACGAATTTCGGCTTCTATTTCGGCTTCTCGATACCAAACGTAAATTTTTTCTACTGTTGTTTAAGGGGTTACGGTCTTTATGGTCTACATCTTTACTGGACTTTCGGCCTTTTAAAACTGTTCTTCTCGCCTTATTACGTCCTGCTCTTCTCTTAATCTGAGAAGGCTTACCCTGATAATTGTCGTATTCTTTTCTATAGTTCCTTGCCACTGGTTCTCCTTCCGTTTAAAGGGACGCACCCCATGTTGAGATTTCTAGGTAGTGATTCTTTTGGTACTTCTTTTATTTTCTGTATACATTTTTGTTCGCTGTCAAAGAATTCCATAACCTCTACTTCTATAACATGGGGTTCTGGAGTCAAAGCTAACTTAACAAATAAGAGTAACCACATTATTTTCTTATAACCTTGATCTTTTTAATACAGGTTTTAGGTATATGAAAACGACCCTCCAAACCCTTATCGCTAGAAAGAGATCGACAAACGATTAGTTCTTCTTCAGTTTCCTCTAAATAGTATCCTACTGTTGTGATATACATAGCTTTTGTGTCTATTTCAGACAGGAATTCCCAAGTATCTTCACCTTGAGCATCGAGCCATTGTATCTCTACAATCTTATGTTTATCTTTAAATATCTTGGGTATCTTTTTTGGCATGGATTTCTGTAGTGCGATGTTTGAGTAGATGTTGTAGGATCATATTATTTGTATCTTTAATATGAGAAAGACTTTCATCGAGATCGTCTTTAGTTATATGTGTACGTTCTACATATTCTATTCTCTCCTCCATGTGATCTAGTCTTTTAAATAGCATCTTTACAGTCCAAGCCCCTGTACTAGCGAGAATTCCCAGTGCCCATAACCACCACTCGTTGACCTTATCCACATTAATTTCTCGCTCCATACTTATACTACAGGTTTTTCTGGTTGTTTTAGTTTAACTGCAACCTCTGGAACAACAGAGGCTTTACTTTTTTCCAATTCGTTACACCTAATGTGGAGTTGGCTAACATCCTGTTTATACTCTTTCCTATCTATCGAACTCAGCCTCAGTTGATCTAATCGCTTATCTAAGCTGTCTATTTTCTGTGTCAGCCGATTCACCATCCAGCCCCCGATAGCTGTGAATAGTACCCAAGCATCGTGAATTAGATTTTCCACGATTAGCCTTTCGGATACTTAGCTTTTATCTCGTTAATTTTATCCACCCAAGTGGTACTTCCATCTCTCTGATCGTCAAACATCATTTCATATTGGTTTAGCTGATCGTATTCTGCTTTGCGTTTTCGAGCATAGTCTTTGCTATCCCACTCTGCTTGGAGTTTGGTAAGTTCGGTAGCAACTTTAGCTTCATCAAGTGTTACTGGATTGTGGTCTTTATCATAACAGTCCTTACTCTCAATTATCTCAACCACACTAGGATGAGTATTGTATATAGCTTGATCTTTCATTATGCTCCAATCTCCCGCAATGTAATTGTTGATGTTAGTCGTTCATACGGCCCACTATCTGAATCAGTCACAGTCCTATTGTTATAAAGAGTTTGCGAGTAGTTTTGGAGTATTGTGGCGTGGTACACAATCGCTGACGTAGAAGATGGCGAATCTAAAAATTCATAAAAAGCGGAATTAGGAGTAGAGGCCGCATCAGTACCCCCACCATCGAGTGAGATTATTGCTATACCTACTTGTCTTGATCCTGCTGAAGCTGGCAATCCAACATCCGTAGAATCTCTCTTAATTCCAAAAACAGATTCATTAGAATTTACACTTCCTCCCTCACCATTCCACCGAACACTTATCAAAATTTTACTGGTTGTGGCAGAGGGGGTGATTGTTGCATTTAGCCCACTGATATTGGCTCTAGTGCCAGCAGTAATAGATTGTGTGCTTGCTGTAATAACGTGTGTCTGTATCACTTGTATAACTTTTCCAGCACCTACACCAGATGCAGTAATTAAAGGGCGATTTAGTGTAATTGATCCTGCACCACTCGGAGTATCTATTGTGTCTACTTTAACGGTTGAAACCACGATTTATTTCCTCTCTATATTATAGTCCAAACGCCATTAATCGTAATGGTATAGGTGTCGCTCACCGTAATTGGGCCGACTGAACTGCCGTTCATATTTAGCGGTATAGTTACATTCTGGTTAATCTCATTCGAGTTAGTTCTAATATACTCATCCCCACTTCCAACATAAGGGCCGTCATTCTCTGGACTGTTGCCAATGTAAGCCATTCGTTACTCCTTTGGGTTATCCGTTTTTACTTTATTAACTATAGCCTTCATTTCATCAGCATCATCGCCACCTTTCCATAGAGCATCTAGTTGATCGCCTATTGGTGGATAGCTGTTTCTTCTTCGCTCATCATAGGGCTTTTGTGCATTAATCTCATTCGTATATCTTTCTTCTGTCCAATCAGGTTCATCTACAACTTCTAAATCCTCAATAGGAGTCCTGCCAGCACTTGCATTTTCTAAAGTTTTGTCTGTATGAGGGTGTTCTCTATAAAAAATTTTACCAGTTGATATTCTTCTAATATATTTCATTACGCCAACCTCGTTATTGAAAAGAAATTACCTGAACCAAATGGACCTACACCTCCCCACCCATCAGCATCAAATCCTGCATTAGAACTCTGTTCGTGCCAAGTTTTGACTTGAAGATACTGGCTTGCAGTCATATAATAAATATCAGTAAGTGAAACAGAATTATATGGACTTATAGAAATTGAATTGGTGGAAGATGATTTTATAGAACCATTTATCGTAAAATGTATCGCATTATGAACACCATCGTTTAAACCACTATAAAGTATCGTAGCTGTGGCTAAGTAATAACCATTTGCAGGTGCAATATATCTATCTGTTGTGTTATTAAAATCACCGTCAGGGTCAAAAGTATCAGCAGACCATTCTACGGTAGTCATTGTATTGGTAGTGATGGAAGAATTTTCTCCAGAACCAGAATAAGCCCTAACGTGAGAAGTCATAGCACTAGATGGTAAGCTAGTAAGACTCGCACCTGATATAGCTGGTAAAGCATTTTCTAAATCTCTGGCATCTAGGTTGGTCAAACTACTCGCATTTAAGGCAGGGAGAGTTCCTGTAATATTAGCCGCAGGAATACTTGTTAGGCTACTCGCATCCAACGCTGGCAACGCACCGTCCAACATTTCTGATCCAACTTTAGATAGTGATGGCATTAGTTATTCTCCTTCGGATATTTTTTCTTT